CCCGCTGGCGTCCCGGTCGGTCCACTTGCCGCCGATCCAGCTAAGCCGCGACCATCCCCAAACCACTCGGAAGTTCGGCTGGCCAAGGCGATTCCAGCCGCCTGCCTGGGCGATGCGGGACTGGAGCACGAGCGGCGCAGTGTGAGTTTCGCGGACGATTTGGATCATTGGGCCTATCGCTCAAAGCAAAGGCAGTGGCAAGTCAGGGGAGAAATATTCTGGCGAAAAGTTTCTGGCGTCACCGTAGACGCATGAATTGAGCCTGGAACGCTATTACGTCGCCTGTAACGCTCGACGGGTATGCCCCGGCGCTCACCTCGGTACCACTTCCAACGAAACACTTCACCTTCCAATTGTTTAGGGCACTTCCCTGCACCGCAACGTAGTAACCCGCGTTTCCGTTCTGACTATCAAACATTACCTGTTGCGGAGGGCTTCCGGCGTCAAGGGTCTGGCCCGATTGACCGATTTGTTCGATCGCTCTGGTCCAGTCAAGCGAGTCACCGCCTGCGACGTAGTTCCCGGAAAAGGTAATTGTCCCAGTTACCCAAGTGACAACACCAGAAGCATCGACGTTCTGCACGCTGATCGTGATGGCCATATTTTTGCTCCCGTAAGTGAGGATGAATGGAGTTGTAGGGGAGGGTCTTTAAACCCTCCCCGAAGTTTGGCAACACATTCGCGCGTCGCGCCCTTGGCCACGCTGTTAGTAACCACTAGGAATAGCGAGCGTGTCGATGAATGCACCGCTGCGTGGACTTTCGTTCCAGACCTGCAGGCCTGTAACAAAATAGAAAATATAGGCTGCCGCAAGTCCGCCGCTTGTTCCGTAAATCGGGAATACGGTTTGTCCGCCTACGTCGTAAAAATCGATGTCCTGCATTACCGCACGTCCCCAGTGGGTAAGATCGAGAAAGTCCACGCGCGTCGAGTTGGCGTTAATCGACGATTTGATCGGAACACCCGCCATGGTCTTCTCACCCGTGAAGAGAAGGTCGAGATCGCTGGCGCGGCCGCCGGCACCTTCTTTGATGATTTGCGAGATGGTAACGCCGAGCTGTTCCCACGCGTGTTCTTGCTCGAGTGAGGTGTACGCGATTAGCTTCCCGACCTGGCTCGTACCCAGGGATTTGCGCACCTTGTTGATTGCCAGGCGAACGACTCCGGGAGTTAGCGCAGAATTGTTTCCAGCAACACGCGGCGTCGCGAGTTCCACGGGGTATGTCGCGCGGTTAAGGTTCAGCCAGGTTCCCGTGGTTGCGTTCGTCTGGTGATAAAGGATCCCAAACAGCGAAACGGGCTGAGCTCCAGTTAGGCCGTCGTGAACGATCAAATCATTCGCGGACGTACCTGCAGGGACGTTATCCACGGTAATAGTGCCGGCAAACGGATCGACGGCTGTAACGCTGGTAGTCACGGCCGCGGCGACGTTGCGATTGGTTGTCAGCGTCGGATCGTAGATCTGGATGGTCTGGTTGTAATAAACCAGCACGCTGCCAGGCGGCTTCGCCATCGTAAATGTGCTGCCAGAGATCCCAGAAATCGTGCCGAGTACTCCGTTACCGTTCGTCTGCATGACCTTGTCAAGGAACGCACGGAACTGCTGCATATTGTTTTTTACTTCGCGTTTGGCTGCGTTTTCGATTGCTTTCTCGGGCGAATTTGACGCGTACTCGACGAGTTTTGAGATTTCCACCGCGTGGCGGAAAAATATCGGAGTCACTTGTGCAACGTCGTACGTGGTTCCAGATCCGCGGCCGAGATCGCCGCCGTCAAGATTGGCCAGACCGGGCTTGCCTCCGGGACGGATTTGCAACGGGAGTCGCATGTTGCGTGAGCTGACTCGCTCGGCATCGCCGCGCTGCTGGATCATCGTAAGTAGTATGTCGTCGCGCTCGTAAAGGAGCGGAAGCTTGTCGCGAACCTTCTCGAGTTGGAGCGCTACGGTCTGGGCATTTTGCATTTGTGCCATGGCTAGTAATTCCCCTTGGGTGGATTTTTAAGTACGGTGGTGTCCTTGACGGACGAGGAGACAAAGTAAAAGTTGACCCGCGCCTCAGGCTACAGAGCTGAAGTTGAGGGAGAGAGTGCGTGCCCGTGACGCAAGACGGTTCTGGACCGGCCCGACCTGTATCCCATGCTTGCTCGCCGCAGCAGGCATTTTCAGTAATGCGACGAGAATATGAGTCCCGGTTTTAGCCCAAGACCGAGAACGAGGACCGGACTTCCCCGTGAGTGGCCAGCCCCAACCAAGTTTTTTAGGAACACCCGGCATGTCGCTCGCAAAAAAAGTTTCGAAAATCGGGTGAATTTCGTTGACGTGGCGATGCGTTCGCGCTTCTATGCAACAGAATGATCTGCTACCGCAACGGAGAGCAGCTAATACATCCGGACGGTATGCGAACCCTGAAGCTATGGCTGGCAAAATGGCGTCAGCGCAGCCGGCATTCATATGATAATTTGTGACAGCACCCGCCGTCCCCGGGTCTGCTACGGATGGAAATCTGTTTCCCGGAGGGTGTATGAAGCGACTCTTCGTCCAAGTAGTCCCAGTTTTCATCTTGGTAGCATCTGCGGCCGTGCTTCCGGCGCACGCGCAGAGCAATAGCAACCCTTGCACCACCAGCCAATCCATGGCCGTGAAATGCTACGTCCGAAATGCGATCGAAACGAGCACGGTAAACGTGCCTGCGGGCATGTCAACGCAGCAATATCAGTCCTACGGTGTGGCGGTTCTGAGGATCCTGCAATCTGGCCATACTTATTTCATGGTATTGGGCGCGGCGGCCGCGATTTCGGATGCGATGCCTCCGGGAAATAACGACGGTTCGGCGAATCAGGCCGCCCAGGACGCGGCCGTAAACTCGATTGTCGACGCGGCATTGACCAACGGTCTGATCACTCTTCCGATTAACGTCACCGAGTCCCAGGTTCAAGAATTCGCTCGCGACACCACAGACAAGATGGACACCAACGACGGTCCGTCGTTCTCACCCGGTGGCGTGCTTCGTCTGATCGACTCCTACATCGTCACATATACCGATTCAAATGGAAATGTGGATTGGACCTCTGTAAGCACCGCCTTGAACACCGCAGTAACCAACATGATCAGCTCGGGAATAATCAAGATTCCATCCACGATGACCGCAGCGCAAATGTCCCAGTTTGCTATCGGAGTGGCTCAGGCCATCGAAACTTACAAGACGGCCACGAACAAAAAGACCTTGTAGTCGTCCTGCAGTGCAGCAGCCGGTCACCGACGGGCTGGCCCGGGCGCCAAGGGGGTGGCCGATCTGCCCTCCCTTTTCTTCCACGCGCATAATGGATCGAGAGTGCACCACCTAGTCGGCTACTCAGACAAAGTCAAAGCTCACATATTCAGGATGTCGTTATCGCTCATTCTCCGGTAATCGATATCCTTGGGCATTAAGGCGCGAGGAGAATCACCGCCTGGAGTGCCTCCAGCGATGTCTACCCGCTTTGCCGCGTTGCGTTGACGCTCCTGACGCGAATTCGAGTGCGACACAACCCCGCTTGTCCATTCGCTTAGAACTCTCTTCGCAACCCCGGGGAGAGCTTGCTTCGCGCGGCTCACCACCATCCCGACGATTGCGCGCTGATTTTCCGGCGTAAGTTGCCCACTCCGAAATGTTTGGCGAAGCTGTTGCCCGAAGGCGCGATTCGATTGCAACGAGGCGTCGATCTCACGATAAATTTCACCCGTCAACCGCTGCCGCGTTTTCTTCGGAGTGCCCTCCGGGAGGAGGCGATCAAGCTGGGATTGAATTGAGTCGAGGACACCTTCCACGGCGGCGGCATTCGTTTCGTGAAAGAACGCATGCTCCTGCGCGGCGTTCGCGGAGACTGTCGGACTCGTCTGTAACAGCGGTGCAACTTCAGAACCTGTCGGCGTTCGGGCATTCATTTCAGCGTGTGCCTCCGGCGAAATCGAAGGTGAAGGTGCGAAGTTTTTAGGGCTGTCACTTCCCCGAGCAGCGGTCATCGCGCTCATCATCTGGGCCAGATTGCTGAACGCGCTAGGGCTTAAGCGGTAGATCGCTGCAGCTAATTCCGCGTGAGATTCCGGTCGATTGCTGAAGAACAAGGCGTCGAGTCGCGTCAAATCGGAGACTTGTGAGTTCGCCGCGCGGGCATCGTCAAGGGTGGGAAATAGCTTTTGAATCTCCCGCGCGGTTTCGACGTTTGGGAAAATTTCTCGAAAGGTTTCTGCCTCACGCCAGGCATCGCGAAGCTCGGGATTCGATTCGAATATGGCGCGAAATTGAACGGGATCTGTTGGCGCTGTAGTGGTCTGCTCTTCGGTCCCTTGCTTTTCTTGGTTAGCGTCGACACCAAACGCGTCGGTCTGAGAAGCGTCCACGAGAGGCGCCCGAACCTGCGTGACCAGACCCAGAATCTCGTCATCACTAGGTCGGGGTGTGGCCGGTGCTGTAACTGTCGGAACAGTGGGGCGCGATGTCCCGGAATGAGACTGTGCCGAACTCGTTGGCGCGTTCATCATCACTCCTCTAGAACAAATCTGTCGTTTCGTGAAGTCGTCGCGTAAAAAGCTAACGCTTTGCCCTACTTCAGCCGATGGCTAACGCGTGACCCGAGACGATCGAATTAGTGCGCAGTCCAAGAAAGAGTCCAGCGCTCCCCGCGGGGCCGAACGCCGAATGCATCACCGCGTGAAAGTATCACTCCCGGTGCGCATTCGGGGCGGTATTGGAACCGCTGACCCGTTCGAAGACTTGGTAAAAACGACCGACGTCGCTCGCGAGGGATTGCTCATTGAAACGGGGCGTGGCGGCTATTTCGTCGGCCAAGCCCTCGAAGTCACTTATCCCTACAGCAGCGAAGCGGACGCGATCAATGCGCCGAGACGAGCCACCGTAGTGCGCGCTTCTCCATCCTCGTCGCTCTGTTTCGCCGTCGCCCTTAAAGTCGAAAGGGCCCAAGCGGACCGACCGTCGGAAAGGGGCGAAAAATTTGCGCTCGGAGCGCACCGTGTAGTGAGTTCTGTACATGTGCTGCTGGTCGATTCAGACATCTTGGAGGGCGAGCGGTTGAAAGCCATGCTCGAAGAGGATGGCTATCGCGTAGTAACCGTCGCGTCAGCGCAGGCTGCATTCGATGTGATAAAGACTGAGACGCCGGATGTAATCGTCTCCGAGGTGGAATGCGGCGAGCCTTCCGGGCACGACCTTTGCGCCATTGTGAAGAAAAGTGAACGGCACCAGCACATACCAGTGATTCTATTGATGCGGTCAGCGGCGCCCGCCGACTACGCGATGAGCCACGAACTCGGCGCCGTCGTCTGTCTCGCAAAGCCCTTCAAACATGAGCGGTTGAGGCATGTGGTGCATTTGGTGGCGCCGCCGCCCTCACAGCGGTCAGCCTATAGCGCGCAGTTTAATATCGCATCGTTTGTCAGGACCACATAAAGAAGATTGGATTCCAAAGGGATCGCTCTCAGCGCTTTCACGAGAATATAGACGTCGACACCCCTCTCTGGAACTCGGAAGAAGTTCTGCACAGGCGTTCGGAAAAGTTACCCTCCATAACCGAAGTACTATGGCTTGCTCCCCCCAATCCTCCTATAACTGAGATGAGCGCGGCTCGTCGGCGACGGTGCTATGCGCCGTTTTGTTCACGCTCCTTTTGAATGAGGCTCATGTTGCGATGAATCCGACCAATCCAGCCGAAATCGTTTCCTTGCCGTCGAAGTCGGTCGTCACCAGCACTGACCGTCGTCGGCGGAAGCGCGCAAAAATCACTGCGCAAGTTCACGTGCGCGGTGGGATTGGCACGATCAACACATTCGAAGATCTCTGTTCCAGCATTGATGTGTCTCGCGATGGCTTGCTCTTCACTACGATTCGCAAAGACTATTGGGTCGGCCAAGTCCTCGATGTAACCTTCCCCTATTCCTCCGCTGCTACCGCTATCAACACCTCGCAGCGCGCCAAAATCGTCCGTATGTTCGAGACCAAGGACGGAAGGCCTGCCGTCGCCGTCCATTTCGAAGCTGCCGCGAACCGCGACACGAAATCGCCCGCAGGTTCGCGAGTCGCGGCACAGACCTTCGCGCCGCAGACCATGGTGCTCGCAGTCGAATCCGACGAGCGCCTGGCCGAAAACATGCGCTCTCTATTACAGCAAGACGGATATCACGTAATCATCGTAAAGAACGCGAAGCAGGCACTCGATGTCTTGAAAACCACCGTGCCCGCCGTAATCCTCGCCGAATTTGAAGGCGAGGAGCTCGGAGGTCAGGATCTCTGCCTGATCGTAAAGAAGGACGACCGGCTGAAACACATCCCCGTGATTCTGATCACACAAGCCGCACAGCCGGCTGATTATTCCACTAGCCACCAATATGGCGCGGTAGTCTGCATGGCAAAACCGTTCAAGCCGGAGAGATTGCAGCACGTAGTCAGGTTGGTAGCCCCACCGCCATCGCAAAAATCGGCCTACGGCGCAAAGTTAGGCTTCGGCGTAGAGAGAACGCTATAAATCCGCATGCGATCGTAGGGGAGGGTCTTTAGACCCTCCCGTGCTTCGGCTCAGTCGCGGAGGCCATTTATCACGAGACACTCGGGCTTGGTGAAGCCCCCGGCGAAGCCGGCGGAGCGACCTGCTGCCGCAAAAACTGCTGATGAAGTAATGCATGCGCCCTTACATTCGCATATCCAGCCGGCGAATCAATCTTGGCGACCTGCCCCGAATCACTACTAAACCAGCGCTTGCAAGTAGCCAACTCCACCGCATGATCGTCCGCAAAGGCATCAGGCAGAATACTCGGCAGAATAGTTTCAGTACCGGTTTTTGGATCGCGATGCAGAACCGGCTGCTCCATCACCAATTGCGCAATCTCCCGAAATTGCTTCGTCCGCGCTTCTTCGTCGGGGATCACGATCTCCTCTAGGCCAATCAACCGCTTGATCAAGGCCACATTCTCCGGATGCGCCAAGATCTGCTGAATCTGAGGGTCGGGACTCCCCAAAAGCTGCAAGAGCACCGCCCGCTGCTGTGACCACAATGTCGGGTACTGCTCGTCGGTCTCAGGGTACGAGAAGAGATTTCCCTTCAAATCAGCCAGCCGGATCCACTTCGATTCGAATGCCGAACCGGCCCCGAGTAGAGTGGTTTCTACATCGCTCGGCCGATTCTTCCGGAAACAATCCACCGCAAGCAGCATGACATCCGAATGAAAGAACTTCATCCGCCGCCAAACCAGCCCGATGCGCCCCATGGCCTGATCGCGCGCCATCGAGTAGCCCGCAGCCGTGTCTGTATTGGCCATCGCTCCGCCGAAGAGTGCCGGAAATGCGCCAGTCAAAAACTGCGCCACCGGGCCCATCAAATTGGCTGAATGCATCGCCAGATCGGGAGGGATTTGCGCGGGCGCAGGCTGAAAAAACCCCGCTGCCAAAGACTGCCCAGGTTTCGCGCGCGCCGGATAGTGTGCGCCAGGCTCAGCAGTGGTTGATTGCAGCGCGTCGAAATCAAGCACCTCGCTATCCGCATAAATCGGCGGAATCCCATATTCGTAAGTCTCGATCTGAATGTTTGATAAAGTGTTAAAGCGCTCTTGCACCGAAATAAGCGCATCACCCAGCGCAGGCCTCCCCGTCGAGCCATCGCCAGGAAGTGCATGCAGCACGCGCCAGTGATCGTCTATATTTTCGCTTCGCGATTCGCAGTACGCCTCGCCAGCGAACGCAACATAGCAGCCATCTGGAAAAAGGGCGAGCAATTCGTCGCGTAGCTTCTTGTCTTCTAATTGATAGAACGACCATGGTCTCAGCCAAGTTCGCTGAAACGTGATCAGATTCATGTTGTAATCGCCGCCTTCAGTCAGCGGGCCACCTTGCGATTGCGCCAGACGCGCGAGCCGTTCGTATTGAACGGCGCCGCTAGCCACTGGCGCCCCAATTTTATCCGCAGCCTGTGGGTACGCCGCCTTCAGGCGAGCCTGATGCACCTCCATATTCCATTGCAGGAATGGATACTCATGCATCTCGTTCGCCCACGGCGGAGTTTTCAACTCCAGTCCGCCGACGATTGTGACCACTTCCTGCCCATTGGGAACCCGCAGTCGCGTCTCGGCAGTAGGAACAGTGACAACGTCCGCCGGCACCCAATCTCCAAACTCAAAGGCCGCTCCACAATCCGGACAGAATCCAAGAGGGGGTGGTGGCGGCGTCGCGGAACCTGAGGCAGGTAGAGCGGCAGGTAACGCGACGTCGCCGGTAGGCAAAACTGGGGCTCGAGATCCCGCCTGATTCCGTAGGGAAAGGTCTTCAGACCCTCCCGCAGTTCGGACATCATGAGCGGCAGGGGATTGCGACAATGACGTGGAGGTACCGAACGGCGAGAGGACCTGAGGATCCTCCCCATCATATGCGACACCCCCACAGTCGCCACACAACCAGTGCGCGGCATTCAATTCCACATTGCGCGCTCCGATTTCTATCTCCGGGTGAAACCCGAATCGCTGCCCGTCAACCACATACCGCACATAGGCACCAACCTTCCCGCTGGTCCAAAGCTGAAACGACTCGTCCACAATCAAATTGCCAATACGATTGTTGCGCTCCACCAGCTGCGCCACTTCAGTCGCCGACTTTGCCGCCGCAATGTCCTCCTCAGCCTGCGCCGATTGCGGAAAGAAGCGCACCTGCGGCACATCCTGCGAAAGGACGGCAATGATCGAGAGGCCAAACGCCTGGTAAATATTGGTCACGAATTCATATCGCGGGAGGTCCTCAAGCGAAGTCTCGGAAGTAGTAGTTTGCTCGAAGGGCAGATGCCAATTCTGATCGCGCTCGCTCCACCACAGATACTGCAGCCCCCGCCAAAATTGATGCGCCTTTTTGATCCGCCGGATTTCCTCGCGGCGCGAGAGCTCAGATTCGCTGGTGAAATCCTGGACGATCCGCCGCAACGCTGCTTGCAGCCGCTCCGGCAGAAACTCGTAATTCTCACCATATGCCGCCGATTCAAGATGCGAGATAGGGCCGTCAAGCGAAGCGGGCGTCCCCTGCGCAGGCCCCTCGACCGGAACCACTGCGGGATCAGCGGCAGGAGATTCGCCAGGAAAACGAATAGAAGAGTCGTTAAGCATGCGACCTCGGAGAAGTTGGCAATTAGAATGAGTCGAACACGATTATTTCGTGAGCGCGCGCAAACGCGTTCCGCCTACAATTCCGGGACGCGCGGCTTCATCGCCTCGGAGTTGTCGCGGTTGGTAATCTGCCGCGTTTCTTCGATTTCCAGTATCCGGTTGATCTGCTGCCAACTTCGACGGCGATGCGGATTCGCCGGGAGCACAATTCCCTGCCCTAGGCCAGGCGGTGAAGCGTTTCTACTGACGCCCTGTTCAACTGGACCCGTATCGTGCGCCGCAGGGTTACCCGTGCGATCGCGACCAACCGCGCCCATAGTCGTCGTTTGTGCTGCCGCTCCGTTCCGACGAGCCTTAACTTCGACCTCCGCGCGATGATTTTCCCGCGCGACCTCTGCTTCCAACCGCAAGGGCGGCAACCCCGCGATACTTAGAACGGAATTTATAAGCGCTCGATTTTCATTGCGCAGACGCGACACCTCGTCTTCAAGTACACGCACATAGCGTGATCTAAAAATCCGAGGAACGTATTTGTGCCAGGTCATTTTAATTTCAAACCTTGCGGCAGACCGAATCAACGCTGTCGTCGCGCGAAATGAATCGGCGAGCGGTGATCGTGCTCGGCCAATTGTGCTTTACGCGCTTGAATGGCTCGAACGGTTGGATCGCTCGACGTAACTCGAGAAGCCAAGCGTTGCTCGTACGGAACATTTGCGCCTGCTCCACGAGACTGCCGCGACTTCAGCCCATAACGCGCCGCGTCCGCCGGGTCGTCGCCGTCCATCTTCGCGATGTCTTCGACCCGAACGCTATCACGCACTAAATTCGGCAATGTACGTATCAGCTCAACACAATTCGAGGTGATCAGCCACTCCTCAGCCTCAAGCATTTCGTACATAAGCATCCATCCACCTACGCGGTCGTTATCAGCGGGCGACGGCCGCGGAAGTCCGAACGCCATAAAAATATTCCCGATCTGGTCGGCGATCGTGTCGTGATCTGTGTGTCGAGCAAACGCATCCGGCGATAGATACACTGCCGAGATTCTGTCATTGACGCTGTGATCCAGGATCGCCACCGCAAGTTCGCGCGGCGACATGTGTTGCGCCGTAAATTCCCGGTAGGTGATCGTTCGAGAAGTCGCGGCTTGCTCGCTTTGTTCGCCGGCCAGCGATTCAGCAGTCGGTGGCGCGCAGGTGTGCCAATAAACCGCCGCCGGATGCTCAAATCCCCAGTCAATCGAGATCCATCGAGGCCACCACGGCTCGAATTGGATCTCCTCAGGACGAATTAGGTGGCGAACGGTACTGAAATTATCGAAGTATTGCCCGGCGAAAACCGTCCAATCGCCTTCCAGAAAAGCGCGCCGAAGATTCTCCGGCAACGCATTCAGCGATTTCAAATAGTTTTCGTTCTGCGCGTAGATCGGATTGTCATAAACCCGCGCCGCTATAAAATCATAGTCACCCGGGTCATATTTACCCGGTGCATCCATTCCTGCAGCCGCTCGCTTATCAACCCACAACGATTTCACCCAGGCATGCCCGATGTTCCCAGGATTCGTAGCTCCAGCCATCCCAGCGCGAGCCCCGCCAACAGGACACCGATTCCGCGAAGTCAGGAATTGCCACTGCGCCAGCGTGAAAAGCGTGAGCTCGTCGATGCCAATGAATAGATACTCAGCGCCCTGGTATTGATAGATGTCGCTCTCAGATCGGCTATAGCCGAATTGCGTTGTGGATTGATTGAACCAGGTCACGATGTGCTTCGAATCATTGTAATTACGATAGAGCTCGCGCGGCACATCGCGTCGAAAGTAAAGCAGCAGCGACGATTCGAGTTCCGGAAATGTTCGCCGCAGCAGCAGCGTGTTGACGCCGTGATGCTCGTTAGCCTGAATGATGGCTTCCATCATCAGCGCCTTCGATTTTCCTGGTCCCGCTGCTCCGCCGAATAACCGGTACTTTGCACTCGAATGATGGAACCGCTGCTGCTTGGGAAATGGCTTGTAGCAAAGCTTTCGCTGCCAGAACCGAGTCGCTTCGTCAACGATAATCGGCTTCGACGAATCCTGTATAAAGTTGTCGAGCCCGGAGTTAACGGTGATAGGCATGTTCGGCTTTGCGAGCGTGTTGCATGCGGTTGGAACGGCGCCGCTACGCCTCAGACCTATCCGCGAATCCTACGCCCCAGACCGAATTCGCTTGCCAACGTACAGCGCAGCAGAGCCGGCAAGCAGGCACGCCGCAATCGCGGCATGATGAACACTCAGAACCGCGCCAATGAGCACGCAGCCAGCTCCGCCGATTTGAACGAAATAACCAATCGTAGATTTATTGAAGGACATAAAAGCCTCAATTAAATTGGGATCTTGGAACGCAAAAGGTGATTCTCGAGTTGCTACTCGACGCTGTGGATCGAATGAACGTGAACGGCAACTACGCCGGCGCATCTTCCGCCGGCGGTCCGTCGGGATCCGGCCGAGGGACGTTATGGATCAATTGCACCACCGCGTTAGCCGGAATCTCATCCGATCCCCGTGGTGGATCCAATAGCTCCGCGCAGTCACGAGCCGTCTCTAACAGCAGCTTCGCGTCCTGCGTAGTGGCGTCGCAATTTGTGCGCCCAAGGAGGGCTCGATATGTCTTGGCGACGGCAATCTCATCTACGCCTTCAATGCGCAGGGCGTCGGACATCTTGAGTCGGCGCTTCGGCTTGTCTTGAGGCGGCAATTCCGAGGGGACGGCGGACATTTGAGGCTTTGTGGTGGACATGGTCTTGAGGATCCATCGATCAAAGTGCTTGGTTTCGTATAGTCGGTGTCCGCGACCGTTCCCTCGTTACGCCAGGACCTGAACAGTAACGCCACTCCCGCCCGTGATCGAAGTCAACTTGGCGCGAACAAACTTGGCGTTCACCGATGTCACAGTGCGTGCCTCGCCCGTCGCCACCGTGGACGTATCAATGGTCTGATAATGTGCATCCACGTCGTCCAAGGCAGCCTGCAGAGTGATACTAATCGCACTGGGTGCAGTCGCGAAGATAGTCTGCCAGCGCACACTGCGCCCCTGCTCGCCGCGGCCGGAATAATCAGGAAGCGCAAACTGCTGGCTGGCTTGCCCAGCTGCAGGCGACTCGGCATTGAAGGCCAACGCAACATCACCTGGGAAGATCGCAAAGGGCGGATTCTGTGTATTGTAATTTGGCACAAAGCCTCCAGAGAAAGTTCAAAGTCAGTAGCAAACAGCGGAAGTCAAGCAGAGATTCAAGCTCTCAGAAGCTTTCGTTCGGGGGACTTGCAGGAGGTACTTCCTACTGCTGTCACACAATTCGAGGTTACAGTTAAAATTTATACCTGAAGAATGATTACCTGTCAAGTACTTCTTTTCAAAAGACATTGAGTTTCGGTCAAAAGTTCCACAAAACCGAATTTTGTCCTAATTCCACCGAACCGACTAGGCCACCCACTACCCAACTCGTCACATTCTGAAACATTTTCCGATGCGGTAGCGCCGGCCACAACCGAAATGTAGTCGTAGGGGAGAGTCTTTAGACCCTCCCGCCTTCGCTACTGCGAGCCAGTACCTGCCGGCTGAATGAAGAAAAGGTCACGCGTCTAGACGGAAGACAAACTGATTAGTAATGGACATAGATAACTGGTACTCGAATGCTCGAACGATTCTCTGCTCCGACTCCCTAAGGATGCGGCTGCGCCTCTTGATCCTGCCAATGCGGCGGACGCAGCGCAAACGTCACTCCATGTTTAGCGTTCTCATCGACAGTCCGCTGCATATCAAGCGCATCCAACTCAATGGCATTCGCCCCGCCATAGGTAGTCACGTAATGCAGTCGCCCGCCCTCTAGCCAATAATCTGTCACTCCGTAGATAGTGCCGTCCTTAAAAAACAGCACGGTAGAATCCGCGCCAGGAGTGGGAGATGCGGCGCTCGCAGGGGCAGTAGCCTCATCCGCTCTCGGTCCCGAATCAGGAGCCGCGCTCTGCGGTCCGTAAGCCTGCGGCGACATGTCGTTC